TGTGTGGCACGTTTCCTCCATGCTTCACTGTATATCGTTCCAAGTTCCTTTGAATGTACCTTGTAGCGCTTGGCTCTGCGCTTCTTTGTGCCTTCCCTGCGCTCGGCCTTTGTCTTTTTCATTGCCTTTTCATGTATTGGATGATTTTGCCATAGGCTTCAAACCACCGGGCGTTCCAGTTGACGGTGTTATAGTCCGTGGCATCGCTGCCCGCGTGACTGGCCTGCGCCTTGTAAAGCAGTTGTATACATTCCTCTTGGGTCAACTTGCACGGCTCCCGCTTTATCCTGGCTATTATCTCGGTGAAGTCATCTACCCATTGCTGATGGGATGCCCACGTTCCGGCCCCGTAAGTGTCCTCGGGCAGAGACAGATATGACCGATGTATCTCTCTGTCCCAATCGAGCCACCAGATACAATCTTCTTGGTCAAATTCACTTAGAGGTGATGGGAACTGAAGTATAGCGATGACTATTAACAGCACCGCCGCGAAGAGACAGGCAAAGAAGTAAGTTGTTTTCATAGTTAATGTCCATTAAATTGAGCGCGTGTCCATTTATTTGAGCGTTATACTGGCAGCGCAGTAATTTCTACGCCACTGTAGTAAGATTCCATTGCAATATAACGGGGGACAGACTGTCCCCTTGTTGAACCTGTAAAAATTACTTACAAGTTGTCCTTGATAGGTCAAAGAATATTTGACTGTTCCGTGACACATGGAACAGCCTCAATGGTGAAACGATTTTCGGTAACATAAAGTAATGTTAATCTGTGACAGCAAGCGGGAGGTGGTATCGATGACCGACCTCCCGCCGCCGTTGAGGAACCGCCAACAGGGTGACGTAGATGTTTCGCTACCTCCCCCTGCGGCGGGCAAGGAAAGCCAAAGCCTGATATGGTTGCGCTTCTTCGAGAGGCGTATCAGGAACCTAATATGACTGTCCTCGTACTGTTTCTACACGTGGTAGATCAGCTAATGAGCCAGCCTGGGGATATGCGGTGCAGAACCTTAAACCCCCAGGACTTACGGCTGTTAGAAAGGTGCCGTGGCCTTCCTTTCCACAAGGCACCATTGAGGAAGGCTATTTAAGTATGCCGATTTTCTCAATGACCTTACCAGCAGGGGCATACACCCTGCCTAATTGGACGGCTACTATCTGGTCAGTCCATGGCTCCACAAACAGCAATCCGTCCTCTGTGGGGAAGGCAACAAGAGCGTGGCTGCCATTCTTAAAGTTCAACACCACGCCGTAGCAGTCCCATTGTTCATTACGCGCCGAAGAGGTTAAGCAGTCGGCCCTGTCGAGGCAAGCTTCGTCCGTGTCCTCTCCTGCAACAGATGACGTACACCTGTCGCACTGGTCGAGGTTCAAGAACGCGATTAACTCGGCTTTTGTTATCAAGTTGAGTTCGATGTCTGCCCGTGGCACGACTTCGGCCTTCGCTTTGGCGTAACCGTTGGCATATCCCTCTGTACAGCATTGGTCCATTGTTTTCTGCAGCATCTCCGGGGTCATGCAGATTGCGCCATTTTCAGGCTTCTCAGGGGGCATGCAGCTAAGTGCGAGGGCAAGCATCAGCAGTAAAAAGGCGGCAGTCCAGGCGATAAGGAACTTACCGAAACCGTCCACCTTGCCGGCCTCCATTAGATGTTCTCCTTACGGTTCAAGAGGTCACGGAGTGTCATCAGGACCGCCTTTGCCTGTCCCGCCGGGGCCTTGCAAGCCGCCTTATTGTTGCGCCACCATCGGTTAAAGTCTGCAACCTCGGCATAGGTCAGGGGAACTTTCTTGAGTCCAGTGACCTCGGTGTATGCGGTGCTGGCGTAATTTATACCGGCATCGATGAGCGAAGATAGGTCAGCATAGTCGAGTTCATCGCCGTGGGCGCCCAGGTAACTGACGATCCGCGCCGATACAGAGGCAACGTCTGCCGTGATTCCGTCAGCTTTAAGGTCAGCGAATATCCCCTGAATAATTTTATCTACTTCGCTGTTATTCGTGTTGCCAACCGGGGAAAACCCGGTGCTGACTGTCTCGTTGTCATAATCATCGCACGGTGCGCCCCATCCTGACACTTTACTGCCTGTTACAATGGGGCTATCAGCTTTTGGGGATGAGTCAACAGAGTTAAAATTCTTTACAGCGGTATAGCCAAACCAGAATAGAAGGGTTGCCGATATAAGGCCGAGTGTCCATTCTACGGGTAGCTTACCACTCCCGGCGAATCCGATGAATACAATCATCATCGCCATAGTAATAAGCGGCTGCATCATGCCCTTAGTAAAGGATATGATCGCTTCCATTGTGTCTTTCATGTTACCTCCTGGTAAAAGAAAACCACCGCGTTAAGATTTCGCGATGGTCAATTCAACGGGCGCATGCCCGGTTACTTGCTGTGTACGCTTAAATTTATCTCATCCAATTTCCTCTCGACTTTGGTAAAGATTTCCTGCCGATCATCGAGGACTCTTTGAATGGCATCCAGTTTATTCAATACTGTCTGATGCTGTTCCCAACAGTCCCTGGACTGTTTTACACCATTACCGTTAGTCTTTGGTTTATCGGCAATAAAGGATTTTACAAGAAGCGCAACAATGCCAACGATGACAGTAACTGAGCCAACAAGACTAACAATAACAGCGTTCTGGTCCACTTATCACCCCCTACTTTCGTTGTGTCGTGCGGTGGATTGTTCTGCATGGCGGGCCTCCTAAACTGCTACTCCATATATCTTTGCTATATCAGCCACGGCTATCCCGTTTACCTTTGCCATGTCTGCACTTGCTATGCCGTTGACTTTGGCTATGTTTGCCCAGCCTGTTGCTGATGTTTCTGCCCCAAAACTACTCCATGTTGGTTCATTGGCTGTGTAGTTTGCTACAAATACCCAGTCCAAGTAGGTATAATCTGCTCCATAGTATCCGTTCAATCTAACATTAAGATTTGCGTTTGGTATTTTATTTGTAAAAGTATCTTTTAGGGAGTTATTTATATAAACACTAACCCCTGTGGCTGTCCATAAGAAGTCAGTCAAATACCATTGACCCGCAGTAAAGGCTTGATTCTTGAATCCTGCTGAGTCTATTGTTCCTCCATCATACGTTGTCCAGTATTGATAACCGTCAAGGTAGTGTTGAAAGATAATAGAATCATCACGCGCATCGTCATACCCATTTGCAAAGGTTATTGTACCTGTTAAGATAGCCCCTGAATCATCTGCTTTTGACCTAAATCTAACCCGCTTATTCACGGCATAAGCATTATCGCTTTTTATATTTGTCGCTGCACTAGACATCCTAAACTTTATAAGACTGTTAGCAGTATCTAATACATAGTCTGTATTAAGGACACCAACATCGACTGTCCATTTAGCCAAATCTACAGTAAATTCATCGAATAAAGTGAACGTGGCAGTCCCCATTTCCTGTGAAGTTCCAACTGCACTTGCTCCTGCATTACCATAGTACATATAGATGGTAGTATCTGCGGCATCATCTAACATGGGTATCTCTACCCATACCACGGCATTATTTGAATCTGTCTTACTCTCAATCCAGTAGTCAATTAGTGTTGTGCCATTTGATTGAGTAAATCGCAAGTCATCAAAGTCTGCGACTGAGGCATTGGGCGTGTGTATAACGCCAGTTGCTTCGTTGTCGTCAACGTCTGCACCGCCATAGTGGACGGTAATTTTCATCTGATAATTGGTCGCACCAATATCATCAGTCTGGTCAACGACTATTGCTTTCTTGTAAGACCAACCTGCCCCAAGTTCTGCCATTTTACGGCTCCTCTACGGGCGGTTCTTCCACAGGCTTTGGCGTGTAATCCGCAATCACAGGCACATCTTTATCCGTCAGGATAACTTTGAGTGCCTTGAGATTGTCCAAGATTTTCTGCGCCTTGCCGATTTCGTCATCAAGTTCCGCTGCGGTCATGGTTTTCAGTACCGAAGTTTCCTCGCCCGTGTACTCGTCAAACTGTGGTACGGTCACGGCATAGGACAGGTCAGCACCGTCTTTGGTGTATTTGCCTACATCTGCCACTACTTTCGCTGTGGCTACTGCTTCAATCGTTTTGTAATCCATATCTCCTCCTTATGCCTTTTCTACCCAGACACCGCTGGGATTGAAAAATATTGAGTTGGCGTCTTTGACGTATCCTGCCACTCGGATAATATCTCCTGCTCCGCTTGGAGCCGCCTCAACGAAATCACCATCCGTAGTATGCACGAATAATGGCGCACCTACTGTCGCCCAGTTCCAATCGTCCTCTCTGATGTAGCCGTAAAGCAGGATGCGTTTTGTATCACCATCTGCACCGCTTTCCATAGCCACGGCAAGTTGAGAACTGCAAGTTGTGGCTGCATCTGCATCTGCCAGTTCCCATCTACCATCGTCATTGTTAAGATAAAGCAAGTCACCAAATACCACGTTTGTACCCATCACGCCGTTGCACTCTATCCCGCTGAATTTTCCGTCAGCGGAGAGAAGTTCTTCGAGTTTAATGGTATCGTTTTCGGCAAGGGTATTCGCTAATAAAAGCGTGAGTGATTCGGTAGCCGTCTTGCCCTCAATGCCGTTAGCCGTGGCATAGGCAAAGTCATTGTCCTCCAATGTTCCATCAACGGTCAGTAAGTGGTTATCCGTTATTGCGTGGTTGATTGCGTGAACATGGTCGCCACGGGAGAATGTGTTGCCTGTCCCTGCTCCGGCTGCTACTACGCCAGCAATTTCCGATCCTACTGCACTGGCTACCCATGCAGGGGTGCCACTCTGCACCATCAGCACATCATCCTCGCTGCCGATAGTTAATTTGGCTGCTGTGTCTGCGCCTGTACCTACTGCCAAATCGCCTTTAGCATCCCATATAGCGTCAGTTGCTACTCCGCCACTACCAGCAGGAGTATCCCACATCAATCCTGTGGCCTCACCACTTGCCGCTTTAAGATACTTGCCGTTGTCTCCCACTGTCAACTTAGCGGCGGTGTTTGCGCCAGTGCCAACGGCTAAGTCTCCCTTGGCATCCCATATTGTGTCGGCGGCTACATCAGCGGCGACAGAATGTTCCACCCCATCCGAGCCTTTAGTGTAGATTTTGTGGTCTGTCTTTGCGTAGGCTGCGGCAATTCCAGCAGCAGGTGTCGCTGGAGCATCACCCTCAGTCAATAATATCTTAGCTGCGTCTGCCATTATTTACCTCCATTAACTACTATCAGGTTTGAACCAGCACCGAGAGATATAGTTCCTGCCAAGTCCAATACTCCTGATACTATTGCGTATTCAAGTCTGGCTGCGACTGTTACGGTTTCGGCAGCAAGTATCTGCCAGTAAACAGAAAGTCCTCCACTCCCACCAGCGGCCCATGCAAGCGCAGATTCACTATCATCCCACATCAGGTATTTATCCGAGCCGGGGTCAGCGGGTAGGCCGTGTGCGCCGAGTACCATAGCAGCGTGAGCAGACACGTCAACACCGTCAATGGTCATTGTGTGGGCATCGGTAGAGTGTGCCGTATTCTCCACAAGGTTAAGGGTTAGGTCGGATTTGACTTCGGAATATGACCTGCCTTCTAATCCGTTTGCTGTGAACTTGGCATAATCGTTGTCGGCTGCTGGCCCTGCATCATCCATTTGAACGATATTATTATCGGCAATCCCAAGAGCAATACCGTCAATAGTCCCACCTGTCATTCTGCCGATTACTTCCTGTTCGTTGACCGTTAAGGCAATCGGAGTATCGTCCGTAGTAGCAAACAAGATTGAATAGGCATCGTACAGGCTTTTCTCTACAAGTCCTGATGTGTCGGTTGAAGTTGCTGCTCCACCACCTGATGTAACTCGGCCTCGTAAGTCCTTCCAGTAAATTCCTGTGTCAAATGTTTGCAGTTGCGTATCTGCATCCTCGCTGATAATAGTACGCGCAATCGGTACGAATACCTCTTTGAGTTGAGTGTCAGGTGGGAAGTAATTAGTGGCCTCATATGAATCTTGCCGTACTGTTGCCAATGAAGTGTATTCAGTTGTAGGCTCGGACTGCAATACAGCAATCAGCTTAACCGTTGCGGCTACTGTGCCTCCAAGCGTAGTGGTGACAGGAACAATCCCCCACACGATGTTAGCGTACCCATGATTCGCTACGGCTGTGCCATCTGTGTAAAACAACAAGTCGGATAGCTGTGTACCTGCAAACCAGTTGTTTACACCTGCAACTTCTTTGAGATAATAAAATACTACGCCTGTCGTGGTGTTAGCACTCTCAAACTTAAAGATGCCAGAGTACCACTTGGCTCCTGATGCAACCGATATCCACGGTGTACCTTGAGTCACAGTTGGCAATCCACCACTCTCGTAAAGTGTGCCAGCGTTCTCGGTGCGCTGGATTACCCGCTTGATAAAACTGTCAACCTCTACCCTGTATCGGTTATAGCCGTAGATAGTATAAGAGGAACCGCTTACTGCCCCGACAATAAACTCGGCAACCATAATGCAGTTATCGCCAGTCGGGTCAGTCGCAGATACAGACAGCGTAGGCACGTTGTTTACCAGCCTGAAATAAACATAGTTCATAACTGGTACGGCATCTGTCCCTGCGGTCAAAGCAATACTCGCTGATGCCACAGAAGTTGGATAGACAACACCCTTGAAGTTCCATGTGCCTTCACCGTAGGTAGCATTTAGTGTGTAGGTCAGTACGCCATCAGCACAGGACAAGGAAGAGTATGACTTATCTAAGAGTGTGCCATCTGACATTTCTTGTATATGGCGGGTAACGTGCGATAAGCGGTTAGCGTGTCCACGGCTGTCATAGTAATTGATGCCGCCTTCAATGGTAAGTTCCCCGCCGGTGTATTCTTTGAGAGATATGTCACTGATAACAAATGCGCCTGTGGCATTGGGGGTGAATATCAAACTGCTGGTATCGGTAGGATTTATATACAGGTGAACGTCTTGGTCGCCCTGTATTGATGTGCTTGCTGTGCCGCCAAAGGTAACGATAACGTGTCCTGCTGTCCATGAAGATATGGTAAAGGTCAAGATATATTGCTTATCTACGTCAGCCGTTATCGGGGTAGTCGGTACAAGGGTTGTCACCGCAGAAGCTACACGGGTAGCGATGCCCGTCAAATCGGTGATGGTCCAGCCTGCGCCCTCTGTCCATAAAAGCTGTGTCATGGCCGGGGCAAGTTCTGTGCCGAGGTCTATAGTAAGGTCGGATTCTTTCAAATAGCCGGTGTGCGGATCGGCGGCCGCTACGTGCGCGGCCAGGTCGCTCTCCGCACCTCCACCTATCACTATCCAGTTAGTCCCGTTGTGCGCCAGGAGGCAATAGTCGTTCGTATCGTTTAGCGTAACGTCGATGCCGGACGGGTTAACGATGTTGCCCGTGCCTGTCTTTAGGACCACGGTTCTGTCGGTATGCGCCGCCCTCAGTAAGATAACCTCGCCCTCTGCGCCACCAAGTATAGTTGCAAGGTCATCTGATGCCGCATCGCTCTCGGTATCAATGGTATGGTGTGCCCTGGACTTCGTGACCGCGCCTGAGGATATGGTTAGTTCGCCAGCGGCCTCCAACGCGATATTCAGCTTCAAGTACGCGAGGTTGTCCCGCACCTGCTCATCGAGTAGAGCCTTCGATAATACTTCGTTAGTTACCCACGTTCGTGGTGTCGTCCAAGCCATATCTCTATCCTATTAAATCCGTTGTGTTATCTACTCTGTCTACGCCCACGTTAAACCAATCAGTGACGGGCACAGGCGGGTCCACCGGCGATGTGGCCTCATTATCTGTAAGGTTCAACGCCAGCCTGGGTATGCCGTCCAGGTCGATGTCCAGTGTTAAATTATCCACTGAGGCCCACGCGCTCAATCCTGCCGGCGCATATAGGTAATCAACCTGTTGTGCTACCTTTAACGTCAATGCCTTTATGATATTGGCTGACGTACTGCCAATCATATTTACGTTAACCTTTTGGATAGGTTCTTTCCACTTTGCCAGTTCGTTGGCGCAATACTCCTCGGCGTACATTGAACCGATAACGTGTTTGTTTTGTATTTTACTGCGCCGACCATACCTGTTAATCGACACGTTATCCACCTCGCGCACGTTGATGGCCACTGGATACCTATACCACACGTCCGGCGCGGTTTCCACTAATGTGTATTCATAGGACGGCACCAGCACCCTGATATCATTATAGATATCATTTGTTTTTATCTCGGTTTTGAGGTCAGTCATTTCGCTCGCGGTTAGTATCGTCATGCTGGTATCTCCGCTGTGCGGGCCTGCACAAATCCTATGCTGGCGGTAATATATCCTGTGGCATCAATGCCCAGGTCGATGCTTTCAATGATAAAATAATTCGCACTAAGTCCGCAGGTAGACTCGGTAATCTGTACCAGGTCGCTTATCTCCAGGCCGAGTATCTTAATTGTCAGCGCCGACGTGGATGATATCAGGGTTATTTGCAGATTGGCATACGGCTCAATGTTGCGGTCAAGTATGGCCGTCACCTGTGCTTTAGGCGTTGCATAGAGCGCGGCAACATTCGCCACGATGGGGTTGTCCAGCCGGTATGATCGGCGGCCGTATTTGGCTATTGAACCTGCATCGTACCCCCGCACTAATACTTCCAGGTCAGGCTCCCCCACAATCATCAGTACGTCGTTTACTAATTCGCCGTCATTCAGTTCATAGGTCAGGTCAGTTAATTCTGCATCGGTAAAGGTTGTCGTCATGCTAACCGCCTCTGGTAACTCTCATACTGAAATACACCGCTCTTGTCCATGTAATAACGCCCCGCTGCCAGTTTGCTGATATCGTCCTCGGCCTTTTTCGCGGTGACATGGTTGTAACCATACCCCGCTATTGAGGACACCCCACTGAAGAACATTGTCTCTCCATACAGGTCAACCGTCATGGGTGGCCGGCCAATATGCCAAATTGCTCGGTAGTAATATGTCCTGTCCGGCAATAAGTGATTATAAATGCGTTGATACGGCCACTGCCACGGGTTAGGTGGTATCCAACTTGATGATTCACTGCCCTGGGTGCCGAGCCATACAGCATCAGCCAGTGTAAAATTACCATCGTTAGCGCGGAATTGGAAGCCGAAGTGACCATAGAAGTTCAAGTTTCCCGTGTGTTTTATCATGCCGCGCACAAGCCCCTGGCCGCCGCCCATCCACCAGTAGTCGTCTACTCCGAGAGTTATAGCTTCCATTGTGCCTGTGCATTTGGTTTTGACCCAGTAAGTAGTGCCGGTTTTTTCCACGCCATCACATATCTGCTTGAACCTGTACCAGTAATCTGTGCACGGCGTTAATCCGGTCAGGGCAAAATGTAGAATACCAGTAGTGTACTGATGAGGTGTTGAGGAAAAGCCCACTATTTCTTGTCCCTCTATGCCGTACTCAAACCATGCCTCCTCGCAGTCATTATAAACATCAATATCTGCTTCATCGTCTGTCAGGTCAATTACAACAGGTTCAAAGGGATTGTCAGGGTCGTCCGGGTCGTCGCTCTCATACCAGACTGTCATCGACTGGACATAGTGCGGTGGAGGGAAGCCAGAATCGGCATCATCATGGGATGGATAGTCAAATTCCGTGGGTTGATATAACGCATGCCAATTATTGTACAGTACCCCATTAACTGATGCTTCTGCAGGTACATAAATATAAGAAGCTCCAGCGACGACATCAGTCGGTTGAGTTGTCCAGTCCAGGCCATTAATTGTTGCGTGCACGTTTGTGAACGCCAAGTGAAATCCTGCTGGAGCGGCTGGCACAGAGAATGTCCAATGAGCATAGTAAACTATTCGTGTGCCCCTGGTTGTTACGTACGTTCTGCTATTCCTTGACCACGATTTAAGTAACCGAGTTCCAGAATACCCGTAGTTACCATCTATGACGTAGTATAATTTGTGATTGCCTTCAGGCACCGACCCCGGTATCAGCCCTGCTGCCGCCCCATCGAGTGAGGGAAAAGGCCACGAGTAAAACGCTCCATCGCCTACTGCAACTTGACGGTAAGAGGAGCATGTTGCAGTTATCCGTTGCATAATTAACGACATTATGCGTCCCTGTGGTAGCGGCTCTCATAGGTCAAGTTGCCGCTGCTATCAATATACAATCTGCCCTCTCCGGTATCGGCTATGCGGTTAAGTAGCTCGATGGCAGTCTGGTAGTCATACCCTTCATTAGTCGGGTTGCCGTCTTCGTCAAACGTCCTGTTAAACGCACTGGCCACTGTTAAAAACGTATATGCCATATTTACACCGGTTTAGTAAACTCAAACGTATCAGGGAAATTGGTAATATCGCCGCCGTCAAGGTCAATGGCCCTGCGCGGGATATATCTGTAAAATCCGCTGCCATCGCTGGCAAAGTCCACGGGCGCGCCCCCATCAGTGAGAGATACTGAGAACACATCGTCCAGCGCGCTGATAACGTAGTAGGTTACTGTAGTCGATAGCTCTGCTGGAATACTTGCGCCGGAGAACATCACCCTGTTACTATTAACTAATCCGTGCGCCACGCTGGTTATCGTGTTGTCAGGTGTGTTCTGCATCGTACAGGCCACTGTTGCTGTCACCCATCCCGCCGCGTCTAACACCTGCCCTACTGACAGGCCGTCATTCTGAACGGTCTTGTCGTCCATGTCCTGGACCACGATTGTCTTAGCTAATAGGTCGGTTCCGTCCGTGGCATAAAAGTAGATATCCTGGCGGCTTTTAATAGGGTAAGCAGTGATCCGATTGATGTAGCCATAGAACAGCGGGTAGACTACCGTGGCATAAGTGGCCTCAACCTTCACCGGCAACCATAGCCTAACCTTGCCAACCAGGTCCCCTGCCGTTGCTGTTGGGTAATACTTTGCTGAGGAGTTCTCCAGCACCATCTCCAATGTCGCGGCAGGATATGTGTTGCTGTCCCTGTCCTTTCCCCTTGATATTCTCAGATGCTTAACGTCAGCAGATATGTCGTCTATTGCCGTGGTAAAGTCATGTACACCCGCCCAATTAGGGCAGTCCCAGTCTACATAGACCTGATAGGTAGGGTTGGTCACAGGTGTCCCCCCACGGAATAATAATTCGTTTCGGTTGGTTTGTGTGTGCTGCGCCTGTTCTCCTCGTTGAGTATTCTTTGAATATCCCTTACCAGCGCGCGCTTGGATATCTCGTCACCCATGTAATTCCCCACGTTTACGGTTACTGAATTGCCGCCCATGCCGCCCATTTGATTAAGAGGGATGATGGCCTCCGGCCCGGCCTCGCCGACCATCCTGACCTGCGGAGAGTTTACTATGCCGCCGGATGCGGTCTTAGGCGGAGCCCATTTTAACGTTGACCCTGAAGGTTGCCCCATTAACATCATTGCGGCATTTACAGGAGAGCCTCCACCGCCCAACAATACCCTCAACTGGGGCGGTAATTTATTCCATTCGGTCAACAATCCGGTAAGTAAGCCAACCAGGTTATTGATATCGGCCAGGAACGGCGTCAACTGAGGGAATATTGCTGATGCAAACTTGCCTTGCGTTATCGTCCAGGCGTAATCCAGTTTTTCAAGAGCGGTCTTTGCATCATCGAGGCTTTTAAGTTCCGCTTCGCTTAACTTAGGAACCTTCATATCCGGCATGGATCTCATGGCTTCAATCAGTGGTATCAGGTCCACGCCCGAGCGCCCGAGTACATCAACTGCCATAGCCGCCCTGACAGCCGGATCGGGGATTAAAGCGATAGCTGCCGCGATTGCCTTGAACCGCTGGTCGGAGTTCATTGTCCTTAAACTATCGACCGATATCCCCAGCTTTTGGAATGTCTCAACAGCAGTTTTATTGCCGGCCAACCCGTCCGATATGGTCATATTCATTTTGCGCATACCGGCTTCTAACCCGCCCAGCGAGGAGTTTGTGGTCTTGGCCAGGTAATTCAGATCCTGCAGCATATCGGTGGTCAGGCCGGTCTTTTGCGCAGCCAGTGTGATCTCTTCCCCGAAGGCCGCAGAGCTATTCATCATCTGTGTAAACCCAACGACCACGGCGGCCACAGTTGCCGCAGGTAATAATCCGCCAACCGCAGTATTGAGTTTGTTGAAACCCGTCTGCGCCTGGGCGAGTTTGCCCTTGACACCTGTTAATTCTGACTGGAGTTTGTCAGTCCGGGCGGTGATTTCAACGTATAATTCGGCGAGCTTGTCAGCCATTGTTTACCCCGTAATAATCCAGCATTGCATCCAAAATAGTTGCCCTGATTGATAATATCTCTGCATGATCAGTCACCTTACCGATCGCCTCTTTGGTAAGTTCCGGGTATTTATCCCGTAGGAAAACCCAGGCCAGCGTGAGTGTGGATTTATATACAGTTGTCTGCATCGAATTTACCGAGTCGATAAAACCTGCGCCCGTCTCTTCTTCGATCCCTGACAGGACGTTCCAGTTCACCGGGGATAGTTCATATTGATTGCCCTCGATCTTGACGATGTACTTTTTATCCTTCTTAGTGAGAACGTCCATTATGCCTCCAGTTTAATCCCCGCTTTATCAGCGGCCTGTCTAAGTTCTCCGGGATCCGCCTTGCGGGAGGGCGGCGGCCCGATGATATCAGTCACCTTGTATTTTCTTTGCTTGGAAGAAGCCATGGTGCAGACGATTGATGCGAAATTAGCAGCCTGGCGGTAATCCTCGACGGCCTTCTGGCATTGGAGTTCCTCTACAAAGGCGTTCAGCTTTTTTATAGGTGTCTGCCGCACGAATTTCAGTGATTCGTCAAACGTCCAGTGCAGAGACAGACATAAAAAGACAATGAGCGCATCTAAACCATTCTCTTGCATGATAATATTTCAATCTGTTTATTTAACTTGGTTATCTGCTTACATAGTCCATGTCATTTCCCGCCCTGATAGAGTTATGTTATGCCTGGCCATCAATACTAATTTGCCTTTGATTAGCTGATAGTAATTCGCGGTGATTTCGCCCTCTGTGGGCTCAGAGAATAGATAATAACGGGAGGCTATGGATTTGATGGCATGTACCTTGTAGACCCTGCTGTCGGCGGTCTCCAGGTGGGTCATGCTTAAATCTAACGTCCAGTCATAGAAGCCGCCGAGTTGTTTGCCGTCCTGGTAGAGTGCGCCCAGTTGTCCATACATTACGCAACTGGCGCCTGCAAAGCGCCACTGCCCTGGTATGAATAGGAATAGGACACGGCGCCGTCATGCGCTACGTTGGCGCTTACGCCCGTGATAAAAGCATCCCCGATCCAGTGCTGGCCGGGTGTTTGCGCTTCCCCAAGGGCGAGGATAACTGAGGAGCCTATGCCCAACGGCACGCCGTCTTTCAGTCCTTCAAAGGTTCCGGACCACCCGGATCCGGCGGCGATAAATTCCTTCACGCCGGCCGACCCGAAGTCCGTGGTTTCGAGCATGTCAGCGTTATAATCCAATGTCCATGACTTAATGCCGTCAACCTCCGCCACGGCTTCCAAGTCGTCAATGTCAAACGTCCCGTCGGCCAGGTTGGTCTGTTGGTATAAACCGACCGATTGGACAGCATTTAACGCCGAGGGCGTTGTCATAGGCAACAGTACCCGTTGCCATACGTTCTCCGTAAGAATCGGGATCTGGAGATTCTCTTCTGGGGCCGAAGCGCCTGTGCCCTCGTCAATCAGTAACCGCAAATCCCCAGCGGCGGTTGTTACGCTCGACCTCAACCAGCAGTAAATCGCCTCGTATGACGAGATATCCTTTGACGAGATATCCTCATACATCATCAGGGCGGTGCCGGCTAAATTAAGCGTCGTACCCCTGACGCAGTTCGTTCCCACTTTGCCTGTGGTGGTGCTGACCGTAGTCGCCGCTGTGCCCTGGACCCACACGTCCTCGCAATCTTCAATTACGGTTGCGCCGGTATATACGGCTCCTGTTTTACCGCTTAAGTGGCTCATACTTCACCCCCTTACGCGATAGGAACGGTCAATGCGCCGGTACCCTGGAAGGTATAAGAGTAAGAGGCTATGCCATCGCTGGCCGTGTTAGCACTGACACCTGTAATAAACGCCGCTCCAGTCCAGTAGGCGCCGGCGGCCACTTCGTAAAGTTTCAGAGTGATCGAGGAGCCAATTGTCTGAGGCACGCCGTCCTTATAGCCTTCAAAAGTGCCCGACCAACCGGAGCCTCCGGCCAGAAATGTCTTGACCCCTGCATCGGCGAAGTCGGTCGATTCCAGCATATCCACTGTATAGTCAAGCGTCCATGATTTGATTCCGCTTACTGCGGAACCCGTGTCGATCTGTCCACTTTTCCCCGAGATGTGCGCCATATTATGCCTCCTTGATGATTTCCACCACGGTATTGCGTCCCTTAACAATCGTGATAGATTTCAGGTTATATTTTCCAAGTTCCTCGATGTTTAACTTTGTGCATCCCGAATTTATGTAATCGCTATTCGGTATTTCAAGAACCTGTGCCTTATGCACTGGTTTAACATCGTCGTTTAATATCGCGGTATTCTTTGCTTTCTTAATCATTACAAACTCCCTTGCACTCTGAATCTAAGCGGTATCTGATAGACAGGTTTATCAGGGTCATCGATAATAACGCTCCCGACATATTCCCTGACACACTTCATGGCCGTATAGCCGGTGATCGATAAAGCAACGTTCTGCAGGGCAGTATTAACCAGTCCCGCTAATGTCATAACGTGAGCGATAGATGTCGCGCTAAATACATTCACATAAAAAGTCATGTCCTCAATGATTGCCGGGTTTTCAAACGTCCCCATCGGGACGTCGGTCAGCAGCCCGAATACCACATAAGGTAATGTCGCTGTCTGCGGCGCCGTGGTGTTGTAGGTTTTCTTATCGTAGCATGTCCATACCAAAGTCCCGGCGCCGTCCGCCGTGGTGCCGCCGTCCGTAGTGCCCCACGAAGGTTCCGTGACCGCTGCCGAGGTGCCGGCCGTTGTGCAGACATAACAATGATTGGCATAGGTCGTGGGCTTCATTATCGCTCCAAGAGCGTAAGGCGTGGCCGCCACCCAGGTCGTTGGCCATAGCATTAGTTTATTACGGAAGGCTGTTGTGAAAGCACTAATCATCCTTTTATTAAGTCCTTAATGCGAGATTTGTTTGATTCCAAAGCAGGGAAAAGGAAGGCGCGAGGCGATTGGTTGTAATGACGACCTAAAGAATCTATCCCGATAAACCCTAACTCCATCCTCGGGGCATAAGGAACCCAATTATGCCAGGACATTTTGTATCCGATATGCGCTGTAGTCTCAACATCAGTGCTGGTTACTATTTTACTGGCAAGGAAAGCTCTCAAATGGCCGGTCTTAACCGGGGCGGCTCCACGGGCATCACCTTCAACTAATATGCGTGATTGATCCATGCCCTTTTTAACTTTGTCGTTTATCTCTTTTAGCCTTTCAACCCCATACCAATTTAATTTTAAGCTGCCTGCCATTAGTCAATCTCCAGCACGTCCACTTCCAAATGACCGATACCCGATCCCAATTCGGACGGCTTTTGAATGGCTTTGATTTGGAACGTCCGGCCATCAAAGGTAATTTTGCCCTGCTCAGTCAGGCTTACGGACGCGTCACAGTAAAGCCTGTGAGTTGCGTACACGGTTACTTTGTCGGCGGCAAGCCTCTCATTGGCTCCCATGATAGACAGCCGTCCCTGGAAGGCGGTGCCTACTGTCCATGTCTGCGCAGGACCACCCACGCCGTCATCGGTTACGGCCAATGTGTAAGGCACGAATGAATCCTTTAATAAAGATGTGAAACTCATGCTCTTGTAATCCGATAATCTTTGAGGTAATCGTTGCAGATCGTGCTGGCCTGGGCTTTATCCAGGCTGTAAGAGTAATCCCCCAGGCGCTCGCTTGATATGCCTGCTTTGTTACGGTTCTGATAAACAGCCGATGCCAGTGATATGCAGGCCGACCACACATCAAAAGGATACTGATAGATATATAAAGGTTTAGCGGTGTCATGCGTGGCCGCTGTGGTGCCGTTTACGCCCCGGATGACTGTTAGTGTCGAGGTCGTGATGCTTTCAATAAATATCTGCTCGCTTTCTACCAGGATAGTTTGACCGGCGCTTAAATTGGTGACCGCCGTCACATCAACGCCTGTCTCTGTTGCGTCGAGCGCTTCGTTGGTGGTGGTATCAATAAGGTAAGGCGTGGCGCTTATGCCGTCGCCGTATCCCCAATTACCCACAATCTGCACAGACTTTTTACCCGCGCCGAATCCTGAATAATCAGAGTCGTCACTTGTTTCAATGTAAATCTTAGGGTAAGTGTTCAACGGGTAAAGGATATAATCGGTCGTGGCATAGGTGTTGTCGTAGTCAAGGTCGCCGTCCTCATCGGTTTTTAACGTGGTAATTGACAGAAGGTCGTCGATCCACAGGCGCGCGGGGGCCGCGTCAAAGTAGCGGGTCTCGCTTTTAACAGCAAATGACCGGCCACAATACTTATCAATCATCCGGCTGGCGCTGTCAATCATCTTCCGCATGACGGTATCATCAGTGGTGGAAGTGATGGCAAGTGCGCTTTTAAGATCGGCAATCGAAGCGTAGCAATTCATCTAAACACCTTCTCACAGATCGGGCAGGCTTTCTCGCCCGCACTATTTACTTTCAATGGCCAACCGCAGTCCGGGCACTCGTTGTTAGCGAGGCATTGTTCATTGATACTCGGTTGCGCTTTATTAAAGTCGAGGATGTTTTTCAGAGTTTCAAAGCCCATTTACGCGCTCGCCACAACAATACTTAAAGCCGACAACGGCTGATACACCAGGAACCAACGTATCTTCCCGGTATTAGCCGCGCTGAATGTTGCCTGCAGATAACCAGGCGTGAGTATCCATGGCAGCATGGTCGTTGACTGTATAAATGAGCCTGCGGTCACTGGGGTAAACACGCCCAGCGCGGTGCTATCGATATAGTAGAATGTGCCTACTGCATCGGTGTCAATCCTCACAGCCGTAGACAATGCGATGTCCGCCGCCGGGTCAGTGCAGGCGTGCTGAATAGTGACAGTTGCGCTTGTGTTGCCTATCAGCGTGGCAACGATTCCGTAAAAGCCTGTCACCCGTATTGGCCCGCCGGAGACAGTAAACAGGTTATCATCACCGATTCCGCACGCGCCGTCTGTTTTTTCGATGCAGTGTTCTATGAGTTTAGCTTCGTTGTATACAGTCATGGTTAGCCTCCTAACCGTTCATTCTTTTCCTCGACGGTCTCCTCTCGTCTTTCAACGATGACTTCCTCGGTGGTCTCTTCCTCTT